TGCACTTTCTCACAAAGTTGAACAGGATTTCTTAGCTGAAATTGATGTTCCCGCTGTCGAAGAAGAAGAAGAAGAAGAAGAAGAAACAACCGAAGAAGAATAGTCTTTAGCGGTTGGCCAAAATAATGAAAAAGCCCTTATATTAAGGGCTTTTTTTGGTTTATAGGTAAGATAAAATTAATAGGCGCTCGGTTTGTTTTTCAGTAAAATTTTCCATTTTACAGTATTTTAAGAACAATGCCTTTCTTGGTTGTTTTACAAAACTTAAAGCCGTTTCATAATCATTAAAAGCAAATAAATCCTCTTTGACCAACAAACCTTCTTTTGTAACTGTGATGGATCGTGGAACAGGAAAAGGTATTTTTACAGAAGGTAAATCCGTTAAGTTCTGTAATTTATTATTCCACGGATTCCCATCAGAGTTAAATATTTTCTCATTGTATTCCCCATATTCAAGACACCAAACTATTGCGGGAACGGAATAAATATTATCGTCAAGCCTGACTTTTAAGGTAGATTTTGGGGCTTTGTTAAAATACGTTAATCCCGCTATTTTTCCAGCTTGATTTTTATTAAATTTTTCCCAATTTTGAGTATTGATAAAATGTTTTGAGGGTCGATATGACCAAAGTAATTCGCCTTTTTCAGGATCATATTTAAAACATTGGGATAAAAAATTATAGGAAATTTCCTTCATTCGAACCTCGTTTCGTATTGCGTTACATGGGGAGTTGAACCAAGGCGGGGTAACGAGGCCCGCCGTTTCGGCTTGCATGGCCTAGGAACGGTGAATATAACATAAAGCTTTACGGGGGTGCAAATTTGGTGTATCACGCGCACATGCACACGCGCCCCGCATAATGTGTGTGTGTGGGAAAAAACTATACTGCACCTTGTATTTGAAAATAATACATAGATGGATTCTGAAGTGATATTGATGGCGGTATTGGCGGTATTGGCGGTATTGGATTACAAAGGGTATAGGAATCAATGAGCTACAAGTATCGTTTGTTTTTTATACAGTGGTTTTAGTGCTAGGAGACTTTATGGCGCTTGCAAAGTCTTGGGGTTTTTGTTAACTACGTGCGTCACATTATGATGGGCGCGTGCGTGCACTAAATATTTCTGTAATACAAGACTAGGAAACAAATTAGTTTTCTGTAGTATTCAAATCAAGCGTGATGCTTACCCCGTCGTGATGACACAGAACCAAAAGCGAGTTTGTATGGCTAAGCCTGATTACATTGATTTCTTTGCGGATAACCACAATGGTTTGAGTCCCAATGAAATTATTTTTTGTACGGCTTACGCATCCAATGGACAGAACGCGACCAAAGCATATTTGAAAGCCTATCCCGAAGTAGAAGACCGTTTAAGTGCGGGAAAGATGGCTCATATTCTCTTGAAAAAATTGGAAGTCAAGAAATTAATTAATAACAAACTGAATGATCGTTTAGCTTGCGCTGATTTAGATATGGATTGGGTCCAAGCACGATTGAAGAATATTGCCAACGCAAACATCCAAGATCACGTTCACCCTGAGACTGGAAAAAATATTGCGATTAAAGATCTTCCCCGACACATTGCCGCAAATGTTAAGGAATTGGAAGTGTCCATTGTGGGCGATATGCGATTTGAAAAAACGAAATTACATTCTGCACAAAAAGCGTTAGACACTTTGGGGAACATGTTTAAGCCTGAAGTTCAACGTCATGAGATCACCGGGAAAGATGGAAAGCCTATTGGTATAGAGCATTCAGGGGGCGTGTTAGCTATCCCTGTTATGACCTGTGCTGAAACGTGGGCCAAGGATGCCAAAGAGAGCCAAGAAGCCGTTCACAAAATCGCTAACGAAGAATAAAACCACATGACAAACCTCGCGCCCTATTATAAAAAGATCGACGCGCACAGCCCAAGAATAACCATTGATACAACAAAACCCGCAGACTTAACACAGACCCGTGTTGTGTGGACTCCCCAAAAAGGTTCACAAACACTTGCTTTGTCCTGTCCTTTTTCGGAAATACTTTATGAAGGCGCACGTGGTCCAGGAAAGACCGATTGGATCTTAATGCGGTATGCTGCGCGTGTTGGTGTTGGTTTCGGTCCTTTTTGGGTGGGGATTATATTTCGTCGTGAGTATAAAGAACTTCAGGATATTATCCGTAAATCAAAACGATGGTTCCCACACATCTTTCCCGGTGCACGCTTTCTTCGTTCTGCTTCTGAATTAAAATGGGTATTCCCTGATGGGGAAGAACTTCTATTTCGTTTGATCAAAAATGAAGATGACTACTGGAGTTATCACGGTCACGAATATCCATTTATTGGTTGGGAAGAACTTTGTACATGGCCGGACTCTACTTGTTACGACGTAATGTTTTCCTGTAATCGTTCAAGCTATGTTCCTGAAGAAGGGGGAGACCAGTTACCGCTGGAGGTTATGTCCACGGCTAACCCTTATGGTGTTGGCCACAATTGGGTTAAAGCGCGATTCATTGACCAAGCATTACCCGGGGTGCCCTTTCTTTCAGAAGCTGGACGTGTAGCAGTTCATATCTTTGGTCATATCACTGAAAATAAGTTTTTGGATGAAGACTATGTTGATACCATTCGCAATATCAAAGATCCAAACAAAAAGTTGGCTTGGTGGAATGGCTCTTGGGATATCACCGCAGGTGGAATGTTTGATGAGTTCTGGAGAACTGACATACACAAGGTTGACCTGTTCAAGATTCCTGGAACATGGAGGGTTTATAGATCCTTTGATTGGGGCTCCTCCAAGCCGTTTAGCGTTGGCTGGCACGCTATTTCCGATGGTAGTACGGTCGAAGCCTACGGAAAGACCTTTCGTACTGTACGGGGCGATATGTTCCGTATTAGCGAATGGTACGGATGTACTGGAAAAGCTAATGAAGGGCTTAGAATGACCTCTAAGAACATAGCTATTGGAATCCTTGAACGTGAAGAGCTTTTAAAGACTCGCTTGAATGTGTTTGAAATTCTCCCCGGTCCTGCTGATTCATCCATCTACGATGAAAATGATGGGCCAAGCATTGGGACCAAGATGGAAGAGGAAGGTGTTTATTTTGAGAAAGCGAATAAACGTCCAGGATCAAGGAAAAATGGTTGGGAATTATTGCGTAACCTATTAGAAGCGGGTCTTCCTGTTCCAGCAAAAGATAATGACGGGGAACCCATCGAAGGTGAATACCTACCACGGGAACACCCTTCATGTTATATTTTCAGCACTTGCACACACTTTTTTCGAACTATACCCACATTACCCCGTGACCCAAAAGACATGGATGATGTAAACACAGAAGCTGAAGATCACATTGCTGATGAATGGCGTTATATGGCGTTACATGAATTCGGAATGATCGCCCAAGAGGAATTCTAATGAGCGCTAGTAAGAACACAGTAGATTCAACATCCACAGCATATGACATTATGCTTCCTCGATTGAGATTAGGTGAAACATTGTTAGGGGGAACTCCTGCAATGAGAGATGCGGAAAAAACTTACTTACCTCAGTACGAAAGAGAAAGTGATGACAACTACAATAATCGTTTAGAAAAAGCCGTTCTGTTTAATGCCTACAAAAAGACATTGAACGGAACGGTTGGACGTGTGTTTTCAAAACCCGTTACCCTTAACGAAGGAGCCCCACCGCAGTTAGAAGAAATGACCACCGATATCGACCGGCAAGGAAATGACCTAACAACTTGGGGCCGTAACTCGTTCAGGGATGGTGTTAGTAAAGGATTAACACATTGCTTAATCGACTTTCCAGAAATCGACGCCGACAACGCAGAAGAAGAACTGGCACAGAAACCAGTCCCATACTTCAACATGATACCCCACGAAAACCTGATAGCAGCATACGCAACGGTAATCGACGGGAAGGAGGTGTTAACCCAAATTCGTATCAGAGAAGTTTCTGTTGTGGTTATTGGGTTTGAAGAGCAACAGATTGAACGTATACGTGTAATTACCCCTGGGGAGTTCGCTGTCTATGAAAAAACAGATGGTGATGATTGGGCTGTTGTGGAGCAAGGAACCTACGACCTAACCTTTATCCCCTTAGTAACGTTTTACGCAGAACGTGACGACTTCATGTTGTCCACTCCACCATTGAGTGATTTGGGTTATCTAAACGTGGCTCATTGGCAATTCACATCTGATCTACAAAACACCTTAACCGTTGCAAGCTTTCCAATGTTAGCGGTTGCAGGTGCAGATAGTGATCAGAAAGGAAAGATTGTTGTTGGACCCAAGCAACTACTAAGCACTAAAAAAGAATCAGGGCGGTTCTACTTTGTAGAGCACACTGGCGCATCAATCGAAGCCAACCGGAATTACTTGCAGGATGTAGAAGGTCAAATGGCGTTGGAAGGTGTGAACCTTTTACGCCAACGACCGGGCACACAAACAGCAACACAACGAGCGATGGATGGTGCGGAAGAAACAAGTGATCTTAGAGAAATGGCCATACGCTTTGAGGACTTCCTTAACACCTGTTTTAATGTTGCCGCAGCATGGTTAGACCTAGAACAAGATTCAGCGGTTGTGAATGTTAACACTGATGGCCTTATCCTAGCGTCTAAAGATGCTGCTGAATTAGATCTTCTGTATAATATGTGTATTGCGGGAAAGCTTTCTTGGATGAGGTTCTTCACTGAATTGAAACGACGTGGTGTTCTTGCTGATGATGTTAATTTTGATGAGGAACGCGCATTGATTGCCGATCAGCCTCAAGACGACATGGGTATGTTTAACACACCTAGCACAACAGTAGACGATACGAATGACAGCGAATGAAGAATACTTTGACCGGTTGGTGTCTCACCAACTCGGTCTGGAAAGGTTAAAAACGGGTGTAGCCAATAACCTGTTAGAGCTTTTGGTTGCGAGTGAAACCGACTTGAAACAATTGATTGCGGGACGTATAGCATTGATTGATCAACGTGGGCCTACCTTTTCTGCTAATTCAACTCGAAGACTTAACGCTCTTCTAAAAGATATCGAGATCCTTAGAAGAAAAATCTACGGGGATCTAGAAACATCTTTAGACTTACAGCGTGTAGACTTCGGTGAATATGAGGCAGAGTTTAATGCACGTATCATTGAAGATGTGGTACCTATCGAAGATTTCACGGTAACGCTACCAGGAAGAGACCAAATTGTTTCCGCTGCGCAAGCGAACCCAATTCGGGGACGGTTTTTAAATGAATGGTTCGACCAAGCAAGAACGAGTGAACTTGGTCGGCTGAATCAAATACTAAAAGTAGGCTTCTTCGAAGGTCGCACGAATGACCAAATTACCTCAGACATTTTTGGATCGGCGGACGTTCCGGGTGACATAAGAAAGTCACGTGCGAATGTTAAAACTATTGTTAGAACGTCCATGCAATCAATGGCACAAGGTGCACGTGATGAACTATTTAACGCAAACCAAGACCTTATTGGCGCGGTACGTTATACCTCTACGTTGGATGGTCGTACAAGTGCCATCTGTAGAGCACGCGACGGAAGAGAGTTCCCCCTTGGGGAACCCAGACCAGAAATTCCGGCGCACCCTAATTGCAGGAGTACTTATGTCCCTATTCTTGATGGCGTGGCCATTGTTGGTACTCGGCCTTTTGTACGAGATACCCGAGCACGCCAAACTAGGGAAATCAACTTTCGTGCAGACGCCCGCGCTCGTGCCGGTGACTCACGATGGAAACAACTGGATGAGAAACAAAGACGGGGCCTTATCCAAGGTGAAAGAGTGAGGTGGGCGGATTCTGCTATTGGCGCAACACCCGCAGAAACAACCTATTCACAATGGTTTAAGAAACAACCTACGAGCTTTCAACGACAAACACTAGGACCTACTAAGTTTGATCTGTATAATCAAGGTGGCCTAGATCTTAACGCATTCGTTGATGAAACGAGCGGTAAGCCTTGGACACTAGCACAACTTCAAGCGAGAGAGGCGACAGCTTTCGCGAAGATAAGTTAACTAAACAACCGGTGAATAGTATGTTAGATAGAAAGGCGATAGAAGAGTCTTTAAAGGTTACGGAAACCCTTGACGGATTAGCTCTTGGGGGCAACAACCACAAACTAAGTCACCTACTTAGGTTACGGGAACATGTGGTAAGCCTTGTCACAGAAATGGATAAATACAATTCAGATCTTCAAGACCTCATTGATGTTCAATGCAGTGAGGGTAACTGGAACTATAATGAATATATGAGAGGAATGGCTAATGGTCTCTTAGTGGCCCAAGCTGCACGAACGGAAAAGGTTATTACGTTTTTAGAGGCACCTGAAACTTTCCTCTGTGATTTACCTAGCCAAACACCTAGACTTTTAGGTGATCCAGAATGAGCCAACATTTAATTGAAGTGCGCGTTGTTGCGGCAATGGACCCTAATTCTAGAATCCCCCGACCTATTTATAAATTCCTTGTGCGTATGCGTTCCAATATGCGTGACCCTGCCTTGTGGGCCAATGTTACTATTGATCCAACAAAGTGTGTTTCTTCTGGTGATGTGAAGAAAGCAATTGAATATGCGGGGGGTGCCGCCGCTGAAAGACTCTGTGATGAGTACGGTGACCACATAGACTGTGAACGTGCCGCCAGTACCGCCCTAAAGATTTTCGAACAATTAATGTTAGACATACATAACAAATCATTAACCATTATTGATATAGCAAACATGGATCACATAAGTGGTCCCGGCTTGTTTCATCAAGAAGTAGTTTAAAACCGGCGTGATGCCACCAACGCGTGATGCAAAGAGGAAACACCAATGTTCGAATTTAATGCTACAGTTTCAGATATAGAAATCGTTCCAGAAAATGCACGTTCACTTTATACGGCGAATGAAGAGGGAACGGGTTTCAACCTGGACAAAGACCTAGCAGGTCGTTTAGATACGTCTAAACTAACAGGAGCCCTCGATAAAGAACGGGGCCTAAATCGCCAATCTGCAGCTATCCTGAAGTCTTGGAAAGGTCTGGGGTTTGAAACTCCTGAAGATGCTGAAACAGCAATTGAAGAAATGCGTAATGCACAAGCAGCCGGTGCTGACGGTAAATTGGACTTTGACAAGTGGAAGCTTGATTCTGAAACCAAAATGAACAAGACGCTTGCTTTGAAAGATGAAGAAGTGGATGCGGCAAACGCAACGGTTCGAAATTATTTAGTTAACTCACAAGCCGCGAGTATCCTGGCGGATAAAGCCGCCGGTTTATCCGGTGCCGCTGCTTTGATCATGCCTCATGTTACCCGTGAAGTTGAAGCCATCAAAGGTGAAGATGGGACTTACGTTGTTCGTGTTAAAGATATGGAAACCCCTGGGCAGTATCGATCAAACGGCGAAGGTGGTTTTATGAACCTTCAAGAGCTACTTACCGAAATGAAATCACGTCCTGATATGGCGCGTGCATTTGATGCGGAACAAAAGCAAGGTACCGGAACCAAGACAAACCAAACCCGGACACCTCTGAAAACAACCGGCGAGCGTTCCCCCAACCAAAAGATTACGGATGGACTAAACGCAAAAAGACGCTAGAAAGCAAAAAGCTTGGAGCGCATTGTGTGGGGAGTCGCCACCCCAACCACCGGACACAATGCGCTCCATCCCTTCATAGTTGTTATAATTTGTAAAGTGCTATAAAATAGAAACATATAGGCGTGAAGCCGCTCTATTTTCACCAAACTTTTCTAGGCGCGATGCCGAACAAGGTGATAGTAGCTAAAAAATGCGTGATGCAACCAAAAACTTTCTAATGAATTTTTTAAGGAGCATCTACCAATGCCTTCAATTACTCTTCCCGAATCGGCAAAACTTGCACAAGACGATCTTGTAGCGGGAATTATCGAAAACATCATTACCGTTAACCACATGTTTGAAATGCTTCCCTTTGATGGAATCGACGGTAACGCATTATCTTATAACCGAGAAAACGTTCTAGGTGACGTTCAACAGCTTGGTGTGGGCGGTGTGATTACGGCCAAAGCTCCTGCAACATTCACCAACGTTACAAGTTCACTGACCACAATCATCGGTGATGCAGAAGTTAACGGCCTAATCCAAGCCACACGTTCAAGCGATGGCAACGACCAAACCGCCGTACAGATTGCATCAAAAGCCAAGTCAGCCGGTCGCGATTACCAAAACCAATTGATTAACGGAACGGGTGCATCTGATCAATTCAGTGGTCTATCTCTGTTAGTGGATGGTTCACAATCTATCGTCCAAGATACTGGCGGTAGTGTAACGAACGGGGGTGTTTTGTCGTTTGCCAAACTTGACGAACTGATTGACCTTGTAACCGACAAAGATGGTAACGTTGATTACATTGCCAAGAATGCGCGTACCATCCGTAGTTACTACGCTCTATTGCGTGGCCTTGGTGGTGCCTCAATCATGGACACGGTTGAACTACCTTCCGGTACGGTTATACCAGCCTATCGTGGTATTCCAATCTTGCGTAACGATTACATTCCTGTGAACCAAACAACCGGTACGTTATCAGATGGTACCACCGTTTTCGCGGGTACGTTTGATGATGGTTCCCGTTCTTCTGGTATTGCCGGTTTAACCGCGACAAATGCATCAGGTATTTCTGTAGTCGATGTAGGTGAATCAGAAACACGTGATGAAAGTATCACACGTGTGAAGTGGTATTGTGGTCTTGCTTTGTTCAGTCTGAAAGGATTGGCAGCATTGACAGGTGTAGCCAACTAAAAATTGGTGCATAATAAAAGGGGCTACGTGGAAACATGCAGCCCTTTTTTTTCGTTTTAACTAACCGGTGAGATAATTATGATCGAAGAAATAACCCCTGAAGCTGTACGATTCAAAATATTCGGCATTAAAAAAGGCGCTACTGTTTTGTATGGCAACCTTCAGTTCGTTGATGGAATGGTTGAAGTACACAAAACTGATGCTGTCAATATCGAACGTGCCTTACGTCCCTATTCAGCATGCCTTGAATCTGAATGGGAAGACCGGCAAGCAGAATGGGAAGAAGCACAAGCTCAAGTAAAAGTTATTGTTGAAGAAAAGCAACCTACATTAGACGATATTTCCCACGCAAAACAAGAAATAGCGGATGTTCTTGAAAAAATTCGTGTTCAAGGGGAAGAGTTTGACGAAGCTAAAATTGCATTACGTGAAGCATTTGAAATAGAAAAAGCGGAAGCCATAAAGCAAGCAATAGCTGCATACATCAAAGAACAGGCGCAACCCGAAGGAAAACCCACAACAGCCTCAAAGGCTGGAGTTAAAGACGATGGCAACGGTAAGGATAACAAGAGTACCAAGTAGCCGCCGCCGATTACAAGCTAGGGCGACCTTTAAAAGGTCGTCCGCTGGCTTACGACGGCAAAGTAGAGTAGCCTCAACAACGGGACGCCAACAAGCGGTTCCACGAGTAGGAAAACCGGGGATATTCCCACGGGGTTCCAGACGAAACAGAATCGGCACACGCCGGTGAGGAGTTAATTGGGGTTTAGATCCCACAAAGTTCATGGAGGTTAAACCATGTCCTTAATTTCTAAAAAAGGCTTCACAAAGCTCTATGCAGCGTCGGGGGAAGTAGGAAGCACCTTAGAACTGTCCCTAGATTGGGATTTCGCGCACGCCTTTGTAGGTATTGATTTTTATTCTGATGCGGGGCTAACCACTCTTGTAGAACCCACCGCAGGAACCGTTACCCTAACGGCGTTGCCTGTCGTATGCTCTAAATACCAAGAACTTCAAAACGGAAAAATAGCCGCTGTTGTGCGGAATGTTATAGATTTCGCAGGAAATGTTACATCAATTAAAGCAGTACCTTTAGGTATCGTTGGTGCTACCCATTATCAATTAAAAGTTTCCACTAACCGTTCTTAACGGGAGTTTATCATGCCTTTAGGTTTTTCTTACGGCGGGGTAAACCCGTTTAGCACAGAGTATTTATATGAAGCGGGGCTTGGCCGTATACCAGGGGTTACCACCGGGGTAATGGTGGGTCAAAATAACAACACTAGTTCAACAGGATTTGATGCGGTTACTGACCAAGGCGGACAATACACATACCTGACAGCAAACACCCAACTATACGTAAACTCTACCAGTGCCTTAGATGTTAACGTTGACGTGGTTATGCAAGGTTTAGATGATGACTACAACCCTATAGCATTAACCGCTAACACGAACGGTCAAATACAGGAGCCTTTATCCGCTGCGACATCGTTTAGGACACACACGTTTTTTGTGTCAGGTAATATCACCCCTGTGGGCGAATTATACCTTTCTGAACTAACCACATTAACAGGTGGAGTTCCTGATGACGCTGCGAAAATTAAGGCAAAAATACCCTTATCAACGGATACCACGGGTGCCATTGTGGACACTGGTACAATCTACGCGTCTGATAATTTCAGCCACCTTGGGCTAGTTACGGTTCCGGCCGGAAAAAATATGGTGGTAGTCCGTATTATTTTAGGTACGGCTAAAGACGATAATATTAAAATAGGCGGCAGAGTGAGACCTCCCGGCGGGGCATTTAAATGGTTCAACCGCAACCCGGTGCCGGTATACCAATCGAATGTTGTACTTGAGTTTAACCCCCCAATTATAACCCCTGAAAAGTTTGATTTAGAATTCATGTCTATTGGTGGTAGCCCCGGTAGTTTATCCCAAGTTCAAGTATTTTTCACGTTGGAGGATATGCCAAATGTCTGAATCTAAACGAGGAAGGAACATTAACACCTACACCGCTGTTAATGCACCACCACCCCTTCAACTGAATACAACGACCTACACCACACTAGGAGTGGATAACCCTAGAAGGCTCGGTTATAAAATAACTAATGATTCCGCCCATGATATCCTTGTTAAAGAACAAGCGTTTGATGATCCTGATTCAGCAGACAGAGGGTTCAAGGTTTTCAAGCGATCAGTGTATGAATCAAAACCGGATAATATAGCCATTGGCCCTATTAGTGCTAAAGCTGTCAGTGGATCACCCTCCGTAATGTTTGTGGAGGAGTAACCATGCCAATTTATCAGGAAGCAACATTCCATGACCGCCAGTGTATAAATAATGAAGCAATTAGCGCCACGACATCAACCATGTATGTTGATCTTCCCGGTGCGGTTATAAATACAAAATCACTAGCCCAACCCGGTCACTACATGATTATGTTCTCTGCATTAATGAACGCATCTTTAAATAATACGGTGGCTAACTTCCGAATTTTAATTAATGGTAACCCTATTAATGTTAACGGAATAAACGTGAAGCTAAAGGTGAAGCTAAAGGTGAAGGATTTGGATGTAGGGTACACAGTTAGTTGTGTGGCGGAATCCGTACCCGAAAATGCAGAGATAAGAGGTGAGTACAAAACGGACAAAGGTACCCTCACCGTTGAAGAGTTTAACCTCTTGATTGACGGGGTGCCCCCGTCAAGAGTTGTCGAATAACTCCTTGATTGGGGTTTCCCTGTTTATTGTGTATAATAATCAAAATCACATAATAGGGCGCGCACATGGCTTTCTTAGTTGAAGATGGAACAGGAGTAGAGGGGGCCAACGCGTACACCTCAGTAGATTACACAGATCAATTTCACATAGATCGAAACAACGAAGCATGGTTTTTGTTAAGCAATGCTGAAAAGCAAGCGGCTTTAATTCGTGCATCAGATTACATTGACCAGCGTTTCGATTTTATTGGCTATAAGCAACGACGGGAACAAGGGCTAGATTGGCCACGCTATGAAGCGTATGACCGAGATGAATTCTTGTTACAAGGCGTTCCGATTGACGTTCAAAAAGGTTGTGCGGAATATGCAATCATAGCGTCAGCGGAACCATTGTTCTTAACCCCTATCTATGACCCAACGGGTCTAGATGTTAAATCAACAAGCGTTGTTATTGGACCTATTGAAGAAGAAATAACCTACGCAACGGGAAGTTCTGGTACAGCAACAGACCGTGTAGTTCTAAAACAATTCCCAATTGCTGAATACCATTTCTGTAATCTCGTTATAAGTTCAACCGAACTATTAAGGGGTTAATATGGCAACCGCGTATGACTACACAAACATAACAGCAACGGCCCAACGTTTAATTGAACGTTTTGGCAAGCAATCAGAACTGTTTTATATCTCTTCTGTAGCACAAAGCTTAATTGATGAAAACAAACCGTGGTTAGGTAAGTCTAAAAAGTCAGAAAGGTTGCCTTTCATTGGACCTTTGTTTGATGTTGAGGCGTCCAAAATTGATGGAACAACGATTCAACAAGGCGATAAACAAGTTTATATCTCGGCACCATCACTTTCTATTCCTGTTACCGAAGATGGTTGCGTTGAAGATGGGGGTGTTTTGTATAACATCATCCCTCCTTTGCAAACCATTGCCCCGGCGGGAACACCTATTGTTTATATTGCAAACTTGAGAAAGTAGCCATGCTAAGTAACAATTTTAAAAACGAATTCGGAGCGGTTGAAGATGTTAGCTAACAACGTACAAGAGTCCACAACTACAACGGGTACTGTTCCTATAATACTGGACGGGTCCTCCAAGAACGGTAGAACTGTTAGCAGTGTGTTTGCTGTTAATGCTAGGTTGTCCTATTACATTGACGATTTGTTAGGGGACTTTGAACACGGGGTTGGTTACTTATCGGATGCAACCACTCTTGTTCGTGAAACCATAATTGATAGCACAAACGCGGGCCTTACTGTTAATTTTAGTGCGGGTGTAAAACAGGTATTTGTTAACCAATCTGCACAAATAGGACCATTCACAAGATTAATAAACGCATCCGGCATTAATCAATCTTCAGGATGGTACTTATCTAGTCATATACCTTACGACTCAGTTGTTGATGCGACTAGTATCTCACCTAACCGAGTTTTTCTTGTACCCCTGTATTGGAGTGGGGGTAGTATTGCGGACATGGGAACCCAATTTTCAGGTACAATAAATTCGTCTACGAAATTTCGGTTGGGTATTTACGAAATGAATTACGATTTTAACCCGGGTGCTCTGCTTGCGGAGACCTCAGACATTACCCCTGTTACCGGTAGCTTTGTATCCGCTTCGTTACAGACAGCTGTAATGTTGCGTAGGGGGTGGTATTGGACCGCATATTTGGACGATGGTGGTGCAAGACTTAGAGCTCAAAACGGTAGTGTTGTGTCTTGCACTCCTTTGGGTATGCGAGGGGGGACCACTGTTATGAACTACGCCTCAGACAGCATACCTAGCGGATGGGTGTCTCTACCAACTGCGTTAACTATTAACGAAGAACAGCACATTAACCCTATACCTAGAATTGTGGTGAGAGCATGATAAACATTACAGAAGAAAAGTTAGCAGGGGGTGTTATTGATGCCATTGTCAGGAATGGCTATAAACTAGAGCGGCATAACAACGCATGGATTACATGTAGTACCGCTGAGGTTCAAACGTTTATTGATAACTACGACGCGTTAGCAACACTGAAAAGTGAAGCTAGGCAAAGGATTATTAGTCAAGTTGAAAAAGAGGCGGAAGCCCGCGAAACACTTTACCCTGAAATCGAAAAAAGAACCTTCGCTAAACAGGAGGCCGAGGCAATAGCGTTTATGGCGGAACCTACCTCACCTGTTCCAATGCTTTCCGTTATTGCTAAGGCAAGGGGTGTTTCTATAGTGGTGCTTGCTGCTAAGGTTATAAAAAACTCGCAATCTGATGCCGCTCGAATAGGTGCCTTGTCAGGTGCTAGGCAGAAAGCGAATGACTTAATAGGCGCGGAAAAAGACTACCGTATTGTTCAGCAAATTAATTTGGTGATATAAATGGATGAGGTTGCCGGACGTATAGGTGCCTATCGATTAGGCCAATTTAGGATAGGTTGGCCCGGTACCAGTGAGGTTACCGGGTTAGTTCTTGCGGGTACCACTGCGGGTACATCAACTGCGGTTGGTGATCTTTCCATAGTAAGCTCCTTTTCATTAGGGGGAACCCTTGCGGGCACATCAACTGCGGTTGGTGATCTTAATATAATAGGTGCTTTCGAACTTTCTGGTGCTTCCCCTGGTACGTCGACAGCCGTAGCTAGTGTGAGTATTAGTAAAGATTTAACCGGTCTTTCTGCGGGCACATCAACTGCGGTTGGTGATCTCGGTATTTTTAAAGCGTTGGTTGGTAGTGCTGCGGGCCTTTCCACCTTAACAGGGGAATTGTTATTATCAGGTGCCTTCTCTTTGTCGGCAACCGTTGGGGGTTCTTCAACAGCAACCGCTGATGTGACAATAACGAAAGATTTACTAGGTAATGCTGCGGGATCTTCAACAGCAATGGGGGATCTTTCACTATCAGGCGCTCTTTCTTTAGCAGGAGCAGCCATTGGTTCTTCAACAGCAACCGCTGATGTTGAGATCAGTAAAGACGTACAAGGAATAGCCCTTGGGTCTTCAACAGCAACCGCTGATGTAACCATTGAAAAAGACTTACTAGGTAATGCGGCGGGGTCTTCAACAGCAACCGCTGATGTAACCATTGAAAAAGACTTAGCGGGAACAGCCCTTGGGTCTTCAACAGCAACTGGTGATATATCGTTAGAGGGTGTTTTTTCATTACGTGGAGTACTTGCGGGAAGTTCAACAGCAACCGCCACAGCAACACTTGATGGGCCCTTAAATGGAGCATCACCGGGAACGTCGACAGCAACCGCTGACTTAAATCTAACAGGGGCATTTTCATTAGCAGGTGCAACTGCGGGATCTTCTACAGCGTCAGGTTCTGTTGATATTTCTAAGCCCTTAGCGGGAACGGCTGTTGGTGATGCGGTTATTGCTGGAAGTATTTCAGTAACCAAAAATATGGAGGGCTCCGCGACCGGTTCTTCAACATCAGCGGGAAACATAGGGTTCAACTATAGCCTTATCGGTCAAGCTAGTGGAAGTTCAACATTAACAGGGGTACTTACTTCACCAACCTCTATTTTGTTGGGTGCACAAAACCTGACTATACAAACCGCAAGAGATGACTACACGGTTCTAAAAGGTAGCAATAACGCCTTCACAATCCTGTAAACTTGTAACTAAACCGCACCCATAGCATAATACACTTATGTAAGCCACCACCCATAATAGGAAACTAAAATGTCAAAATCAGATTACCTAGAAAATGCTGTATTGGATCACGTACTTGGTGGTTCCGCATTAACCCAACCCGCTGGTCAATTTGTGGCGTTGTGCGTTTCCGCACCTAGCGATGCCGACACAGGTGCGACTCTTCCAGAGATAACGCACACTAACGGTTACGCTCGTCAATCTGCGACCTTTGCCGCTGCTGCTGCGGGTGCTACGTCTAACTCTAACTCCATTGCGTTTACCGCATCAGGTGGTAGTTTTAGTGGTATAGCAACACACTTTGCCGTACTGGATAGTATTACGGATGCTGCGGGAAATGTTCTCTATCATGGGGCCTTGAATAACGCCCGTACGTTTAATGATGGCGACACCGGAACCTTTGCCGCTGGCGATTTAGACGTTACAGAGGATTAATTAATTGGCTACTACTGAAACCGTATTTATTGGGGTGGATAACCTTACCAAAATACGTTTGTTTACTGAAAACCGTCCGGCTGATTTATCAGAAGTGACGCGTATCGTAATCATCGTAGATACGGTTACCTTAGATAGTGACGTGATCCCCAACGCTTTCGACTGGACCACACCCACTGAGTTGGGGGAGCTTTGGTTAAAGATAGGTACGCAATTTTCAAGCGTAATGTCACCTACCGAGGCACGTATCACCGTTTATGATCCGGCACATATAAATGGTATTCGTTGGGAAGATGATTGTGGTAATCCTGAATTACAGTTAGAGACCTGTCTATAGTGGCCACTAAATCAGAAGTAAAAGACGCTATTTACACGTTCTTTAGCGATGGGTTAACTATTGTTTACCCTGTTAATGCGATACCAACGGCGTACCCCAACACAGAATTCACAGCCCCTGCAAAATCAAGATGGTTATCCATCATTGCGAGTTTTGCGGATGCTGGACAAGAATCTCTTGGGGAAGTCGGGTCACGAAAATTCATTCGTTCGGGTTCCATTAATGTCTTGGTTTCCACCCCGTTATTAACTAACACAACAGATTCTGATGACATTAGTGAAAACATTCAAAACATCTTTGAAGGGAACCAAATTACTTTAACAGATGACTGTATAATATTTAGAAACGCTAGAACGATTGACATTGGCCCAAACGGTGAATTCTATCTAGCCTCAGTAAGCGTTGACTTTGAGTATCGCGTAATAAAATAGGGGAACAACATGGTTGCTAGAATTACCACCGACTCGAACCGCGTAGGTTTAGGTTACAAAGAAGAAGTAACGTATGGGGTTACACCAACTAACCCTGATTTTCAATTACTTGAACCCAACAGTTTTGCAGACACCGGGGGTAGTATCAGTACCGTTGCACGAAACCCCTTAAACCCTGGACGACAAAACCAAAAGGGTAATATTACGGGAATCGCGGCGGCGGTTGGGTTTGAAACGGATCTAACCTATGAGGGTCAACAAGACCTTTTACAGGGCTTTGTTGTTTCTACGTGGGAAAACAAAGTTAGGAGTGGGATTGTTTCAGATGTCACAACCTCTGAATACACTGTAGCCACGAGCTTAGCGGCGGTGGTTCCTGTTGATACTTTGGTATTCGCAAAAGGGTTTGCAACGGCTAATAATAACGGTTTTAAAGTTGTTGCGGGAGTACCTACCGTTGATAATATCGCGGTTGCGGGTTTGACTGCGGAAGCTACCCCACCTGTTACAGCCACCGTTCAAGTTGTCGGTGTTCGGGGTGTTGCGGGAGACATTGACGCAGCGGCATCCACTGGCGGAAATGCTGGACGTTTAACCTCAACCGCATTAGATTTTACTACCTTGGGTTTACAACAAGGTGAATGGATTTATGTAGGCTCCTCTTTAGCTGCTAATCGTTTTGTTGATGTTAATAACAATGGTTTTGTGCGGATTGCCCCAGGTGGTATCTCTACGAACGCTATTGAATTAGATAAAACACCTACCGATAGTTGGGGGGTAGAGGATAACGCGGCACAAATAGACTTACTGTTTGGTGACGTATTAAAAAACCAACGTGACCAAAGTTTACAGGTTATACGTTCATACACATTTGAACGTACGTTTGCAGGAAGTGCCTTTGAGTATGTGAATGGTGCCGTTGCTAACGAGTTTGCCTTAACTTTGGATACGGAAGCTAAAGCGTTGGCCAACTTATCTTTTGTTGCACGTGATGGTGAAGTGGTTGAAAACGAGCTTACGGGAGCCACACGTATTCCGGCACCACAACAATCTTTGTTAAACACTACTTCCGATGTTGCGCGTCTTAGAGTTTCAACCGATGCGGGTTTAACAACGTATGTTCTTAACACGGGGATCACCATAAACAACGGTGTAACCGCGAATAACAAAGTGGGTAGCCTCGGTGCTATTGATGTTACGTTAGCTAACTTTGTAGTATCCGGTGATCTCAACGTGTGCTTCACTGACCACGAGTTATCCCAAGCTGTGCGTCAAAACACCAGCTCTACTTTTGATATTGCGTTAAGATCTGGTAGCAATATTTTGTTAATGGATTTACCATTGATAACCTTCGATGATGGCCGTCCGAACGTTGAGCAAGACAGTCCTGTTTCTGTTCCTGTTCCCTATAACGCGTTTGAACATCCTGAATTGGGTTACACATTAATGGTACAACGTTTTGAATACGCTCCTGTATTCATAGTTTAATAAGGAAAACAATATGTCCGGTGCATATGATTTATTTCAAACGAGTGAAAACCTTGAAGCTTCTGGGGTCTGGATTAACTACGGTAGCTTTGCAATAAAGATCGCTGCGGCTGGTTTTGGTAACACAGAGTTCACTAAGCTTCGTACAGAACTACTTAAGCCCTTTCGCCACCAGATTCAATCTGGTGGAATGTCAGAGGAGGACATGAAGGGGGTCGAGCAGGAACTTTATGCAACAACCGTTTTGCTCGACTGGCAAGAGTTCGAAGATAAAAACGGGGAGGAAATGGAATGTACCATCGGTAATAAAATCAAGGTGTTCTTAGAATTACCTCGTTTTTATGCTGATATTCTTCGCATGGCAAGCGACCTAACAAAGTTTCGTGAGGAAGACGAGGCCCAAGACGCAAAAAACTCGCAGAGTGTCTAACATGGGAACTCACCTATGGTGGACACTACCAGAAACAGATTGACGCAGTAATGCACGCAGCGAAATTAAGGGGCCAAAAGCCCCCTGATTTTATTAGCTACAAACCAGAACTGTACGTTGGATTAGAGTTCTTTTTTCAATCATGGATGAGGTTAGCAAAAGGCCGTGAAGCGGGTACCCCAACCCCATGGCCCACCATAAATGAATTTGCAAAAAGGTATGCTATACTGGGCGAAAATTTCCAACGTTTTGAATTTTTTATGTCAGCGTTGGATGAAGCCTACTTGCAATTCATGAAAGGTGCCGCGAATGACCCTAGCAAGATTCAGCCGGAGAATGGCCAAAAGGGGTGATCAGGTACAGCCCAACACAAACCTGTTGGTTAGGGCAATTGCACTGCAATCCCTAACCACGGTTTCTTTTGCTACTCCCGTAGATACTGGACGTGCTCGGTCCAATTGGCAAGTTAGTATTGGTAAGCCCCTCCGGTCTCAACTGGAAAGCTTTGCAGGGGACCAACCTTCTGGAGGCTCAGAGAGCCAAAGAGCGGCGAATGGTGCAATAGCAACACAAACCAGTGTTGCACGAGGAAACACCACCATTGGCCAATACAAAGGTCAGGGGGGTATATTCTTATCTAACAATGTTGATTACATCAATGAACTGAATTTGGGATCGTCCCCCCAAGCAGGACGTGACTTTGTTGGAACGGCTGTTCGTGAATCTGTAAAAGCTGTCGTTAATTCACCTAGATTTAGGGGAATTATCCAAAGGAGTAGCATCTAGTTATGGTTACTGAACGCATTGATATTGTTATCAAAGAACAAGGGGCGCGGGTTGTTGGCCGGAACATTCGTGATATTGGCGAAACAGCTCAACGTTCCGCAGGATTCCTAGATGGGTTGCGGGGTATTCTCGGTCTTGTGGGGGGTGCCTTAAGTATTCGAAAGGTTAACCAATATGGGGAAGCCTGGACAACGGTTAACAACCGGTTGGCCTTGGTTACGGATACCACCCAAGAATTAGTAATCGCACAAAACGACGTTTTTGATATTGCTCAAGATACCCTTGCACCTTTGCGAGAAACTGCGGACCTTTATTCCCGTTTGGCAAGATCGTCTGACAGACTTGGATTGTCTCAAAATGATTTGGCCGGACTTACCGAAACAATCACCCGAACATTAGCTATATCAGGAACCGCAGCAGCGGGGCAAGCAGCCGCACTCAACCAATTGGGTCAGGCCTATGATGGAGGTATCCTTCGTGCGGAAGAATTCAACAGTATCATTGATCAGACACCGCGTTTGGCACAAGGAATTGCGGAAGGTTTAGGGCTCACTATCGGTGAGCTTCGAAAACTCGTTCTTGCTGGGGAAGCGGATATTGGCTTAGTTACACAAGCCTTGCAAAACCAAGCCCAAGTAATTGAACAAGAGTTTGCTACTATCGCGGTTAGACCTTCACAAGCTTTCGGAGTTTTGGAAAATAGCTTCATCCGTTTAACGGGGGAGCTTAATGAACTATCAGGGCAAACCGGAACGTTTAGCGGATTGATTTTAGACCTTGCGGACACTATTGACAGCGGGATTGTACAAAGTGAGTTCTTACGCCAAATAAATCTTTGGGGTGCCTCCTTTGATCAAGTATCCGGTGATGCGGAACAATTCAGCAATGAATTGATTCTGTTACAGGATATTGCTTCTCGGTTAATTGATTTGGGCCAAGACGCCTTCACCAATTTTCCTGCAAACATTATCGCAGTTACAAGAATCGGGGCTGTTGAAGTTGCCGCCTTTTTGGATCGACTAGAAATTAATTTTGACACCACGATTAACAGCTTGGAGTTACGGGTAACCTCGTTCGCACAGAGTACATTAGGTGAATTTAGGGATCTATTAAATGCGCTACCCTCGTTTGAAATTGATCTTCCAGGGATAGGTGGTGTTAGTTTAGAAATTCCTGGTTTGCAAGAAGTTAATTCCTTATATGACGAACTAGCACAACGTGTTTCCGACACAAGAGCGGAACAAGAATCAGGAGCGGAAGCGCTTCAACGATCGAATAAACTTCGTGTAGATTCAATTAGTTTAAT